TGAACGTGCTTTATTTCTGCGGTTTCGCTTCCGCTTTGGTTGTTGGGTAACGACAACTTTACGTTGACCATTCTGCCCCTTTCCTGCAGTTATGGCTTTATTCCTGTTTCTACGGGTTCTGGCCCCCCGTCCTTTCGGCTTAGCACTATTCATCGTGCTTTTATACGGCTGCGTCAACTTTACAATATCTCCGTATAAAATGATTTCTTCTTCCTCTCTAATATTTTGCAAATAAAAAGAGTGATCATAAGCATCCTTCTCAAACTTTTCACAGTCTGCACAATTGCAGTACCCAAAGTGAGATTGCGGAAACAATGTTTCATATTCTTCCTCTTCTGATTCAAAATCCATCCAAGATTCCCAATCAGATAAGTACTTTTGCTTGCATTCATCACATGGACAAAAAGCATAGCCACCAGGATAAGTAAAACATTGTGGATAAAGTATATCACCTTTACCCAGAAACAGGCGTTCGTACGTTTCATCAGATTGTATCTGGCATTTAGCCATGATCCATCTTGCATCATCCTTCATAATGGCATCATATTTCATCAAGAGCCAATCAATCACATCCCGGCAAAATCGTCGGAATGGGAGATCAACCCAACCTATACTAAGTAAGGCAGCAGTCCTTTCCAAAGTAACTGCTGGTGTTAAATGATCCTGAGGTGCATAAAGCAAAGAGGTCATAAGCTTGGTTCGATCATAAATCGGAACCGCACGTCCCTTCAAAAAGACAGTATGTGCTGAAAGAAAATCCAATTCAACTGGTTTTCTAGGTTCTAAGCTATCAGTAGTGGTAGTAACTCCAATCTGACGCCACTCCTCAATTACAGAGCGAGCATTAAAGAACTCAATAGCAACATCTGATACTGTCCAGGTATTATCATCCCCAACCAAAGCCTTGGCTGTGTGCATTTCAAAACATGCAAGAGATTGTAAATCCTTAGGTACCGTACGTAACCAAGCATAAGCTAAAAGCGTATACAAAATAAGAGTGTTGTCTGTGATAGTATTAACTGATCCAGAAGGGTTTCCTGTCTTTTTCATCACTAGGACTCCATCTGGAGTAATCACAATTGTATTCACGAGATTCCGGTAGTACACCTTAAATCTCTGTAAATTTTCAGGAGTTTGATCCTCCTTACGCAACAAATGCCA